CATTCTTATGAAAATTTTGATCACATAATTTTTCAGTCTGAATTTAGTAAAAAAATATACGAGGCGTTTACCGGCTCAAAAAAAGACAACACAATAATCCATAATGGCGTCACCGATGAATTTTTTAACGCGGAGGAAATTCCTATATATCTCAGTAAAGATATAAAACACTACTGCGTTGCTTCCGCAAGCTGGAGAAGACATAAAAGGCTAGAAGAAATAATTGAAGCTTTTAGAGATAAGAGGCTAAAGAATGTTGGGCTTTTGGTACTAGGAGGACTAAACTATTCTCCCGCGCATGAAAATAAACCTAATAATGTTATATTACTAGACCGATTAAGCCACGAAGATTCCGCCCTAATATATAAAAACTCAAACGCAATGATTCATTTATGCTGGTTAGATTCATGCCCTAACTCTGTAGCAGAATCTCTTGCAGCAGGAACCCCCGTCTTATGCTCTCACAATGGAGGCACAAAAGAACTAGTTAAAGACGATGGGGTTGTAATTCAGATTGAAGAAGACTACGAGTTTGGAACTCGAGTCCCACTTTACGATCCTCCTAAGGTTGATACTAATATAATTGTTGAAGGTGTTTTAGAAGTTTTGGAGAAAGGCAGCATTGAAGAGAGAGATGACTTAAGGATATCTAATGTTGCTCAAAAGTACGCAAATGTTTTTGTATGAGTGATTACTATTTTATATTACAAGAAATGAGTGCTCTCAGGAGCTACATCCCCATAATACAAGAGTACAATAAATTAGGAGCTCGCTCTAGTTTTATAATTTTCCCAAAAGATAAATATAACTCTCCATCGAAGCATAAAGAGTATTTAAGAAAAATATGTCTTGATAATAAAATAGCAACAATAGATTTTAATTACTTTCGTGAAAATTTTAAAGATAAAACCATTTTTTCCGTAGAGGCGAAAAGAGTAATAACTTACGATAAAGAACCAGTTTTAGACGCTCAAGAAAATAGAATCCACTCCTTGCCTAGTCAGTTCGATTTTTTATACTGCTACCCTTTTCAAAAAAAAGTAAAATTAAAAAATATATTTCAAATTAGTAGAAGCATTTGTGACTACTACAGAATACAAGACGAAAGATTTGTTTTCTCTGGGGACCCAAAATATAGCATAAATTTAAATTCTGACGAAATCAAAAAGAAATATGGAATAGATACAAAGTCTAAGATCGCCCTACTAGTCAAACCAGAGGTACCTTTTGGTGTTCCAGATCAGGAAATATACAACATGCTCGACTACTTAAGGAGCATGAATATCTGCTCCATTATTAAATCAAGGGGGAAGTATTCAATAGAGAAGTCTCCCAAAATGGGAAGGAAAGCGGATTATGTATTTGAAGATTTTTCTTGGCACCCGCATGATATGATGGAGCTAATAGAAATATCTGATTTATGTATAAATATGGATTCTACAGCGAGTTTAGAAATGGCTATGGGCAGAACTCCTTTTATAAATTACAGGGTAGCGGACATACCACATGTAAAAGCGTTTGCAAAAACTGTAGGCCTAACAGAAAGAGTATGTAACTTTGTTTATAATTATGGCTTTTGCAAAGATAATGATCATTTCGTAGACTCAGAAACTTTTAAAAAGCAAGTTGAATACCTTTTGGAAGAAAACCATAATTTAGAATTTGACAGAATTAAAGAAGAATATCTTTTTGATAAATCTAAGACTTTGAGTAAAATAATAACGACGGTTGGATTTTAATTATGCAAATTTATACTAACATCGGATTTTTAAAAGAAGAATATTCTGCAACGGAAGAAGAAGCTGAAGCTATATTCCTTGGCGCTGGAGAATTAAACCCTGATGACTTCCCGAATGCTAAAATCGTATACAGAATGGGTGTTGGGGTAGAAAATTTAAAAATATTCAAAGACTCTCGACCGGACGTAAAGCTGTTTACTCCCAACGCCAAAATAAAAAGACTTATTTTCGATGAGACTGCTAATTTTGCTTGCTACTTAATACTAAGGTCCCTTTTTGACCATAGTTATAATTTCCAAACATGGACAGCTGGGATTGGTAGAAAAAGCTTAGAAAACACTAAACTTTTAGTTTTGGGCGCTGGAAACATAGGGACAAGGGTTTTCTACAAAATGAAACAATTCATGGATGTGGAAGTCTTTGACCCCAAGATAGACTCAACGTTACCTAAGGATATGAAATCGTTCGATGTTGTGTCGATTCACATACCTGCCTCTCCCGAAAATGACAGTTTCATTGATGAGAATTTCTTGAATTTATTAAATGACAATGCTATATTAGTAAACACCTCTAGGGGTTCTGTAGTTGATGAAGACGCTCTATACAGTAGGATGAAGACATCTAACGTTAAAGCATACTTTGATGTTTTTTGGCAAGAGCCTTACAGCGGTAAGTTGTTAGAGCTTTACCCTAATAAATTTTTTGCAACTCCGCATGCGTCAAGTTCATGTATAGACTTTTTTAAATTAGCAAAACAGCAGTTTCTTGAAATCTTAATTCAGGAAAGCATCAAACATGAGCTATGAAAATATGCGCTACAATACCTATTAAAAGCAACTCCACTAGAGTTAAAGATAAAAATTTCAGACTCCTAGGAGGCAAGCCTTTATATCAGTATATTATCGATCATTGTATTGAATCAGAGTCCTTTAATGATATATATGTAGATACCGATAGCGAAGATATAAAAAGCTACTGCTTTCAAAATAAAGTAAAATGGATAGAGCGTAAACCAGAGCTTACTTTGGACACCGCAAATGGTAACGACGTTCTTCATTATGATGTAAATCGTATTGACAAAAATTATGATTTTTATTTCCAATTATACGCTACGGCACCATTCTTAAAGCCAGAGACGATATCAGCTTGCGTAACAAAACTTACCCATAGCTCTACTTACGACTCTATACTCACGGCCACTGAGGAATATGGGTGGCACTGGTTTAATGATCAGCCTGTTAATTACCAACCGAACATTCTACCAAGGTCCCAAGATGCTACTCCAGTAATAAAAGAGAGTACTGGCTTATACGGTATAAGTGAATCTGCTTACCATAGATATCGTTGTAGAGTTGGGGCAAAACCTTATTTTTATATTTTGTCCGACCCCTCTGAAAGTATTGACTTGGACACGTATGAAGATTTTAGAAAAGCAGAAAACTATATTGAAAATTTATGAGTAAAGCAATTGTTATAGGCGGATGCGGTTTCATCGGAAGTAATTTAGTTGATTTGTTGATTGAAGATGGAGCGTATGAACAAGTCGTCGTAGTGGACGACATGAGTACGGGCAGGGAAGAGAACAAAAATCCTAAAGCTTTTTATTATCGGTGTGATTTTGGAGATGTTAAAATTTATGCAGATGAGCTAGGAGAAGCAGATACCGTTTTTCACCTAGCCGCTAAAGCTAGAGTACAGCCCTCTATATCTGATCCAGTCTCCTTTGACGAAACAAACGTTCATTCGTTAGTAAAGCTATTAAAAGGATGTGTTGATAACAATGTGAAGAACTTCGTTTTTAGCAGCTCTTCATCTGTTTACGGAGACACAACAACTTTCCCTACCCCCGAAAGTGCGCCCATGATGCCCATGAGTCCTTACGGACTACAAAAGCAGATAGGCGAGCAATATTGTGAACTGTTCTCCAAATATATTGAACTTAGTTCTGGGGGCTTTATGAATACCGCTTGTCTTAGGTATTTTAATGTATATGGAGAAAGAATGCTTAACGAAGGCGCATATTGTTTAGTCATGGGTATTTTTGATAAGCTTAAAAGAGAAGGCAAGCCCTTGACTATTTATGGGACAGGATTACAAAGAAGGGACTTCACTTACGTTAAAGATGTTGCTAAAGCTAATTTACTAGCTGACAAACACATGAAAAACAACCCACTTAAAGGGGAAATCTTTAACATAGGAAATGGCGATAATAGATCTATAAACGACATAGCAAATATGTATGGACTTCCAATCGACTACTTACCAGCTCGCCTTGAACCTTTTAAAACTTTAGCTTGCAATAAAAAAGCTAAAGAGACTCTTGGTTGGGAACCTCAGGGAGATGTTGAAGACTGGCTTAGAAATCATTTAAATAATAATGCATAACCTTTCTGACAATACTTTAATATTAGGAGCGAGTGGGTTTATTGGCTCTAATTTGGGGCCCGCGTTTAAGGACTGCTTAAAACCTCGAAGGGCAGAAGTGGATTTAACCGACTACGATGAAGTCGTATATTATCTTAACGAGTATAGACCTAAAAAAATAGTCAATATGGCCGCTTTTGTCGCAGGCTTTTTGTACAATAAAGATCATAATTTAGTTCAACTGAGAAAAAACTCCCTTATAGCTTTAAACGTAGCATCAGCGATTCAAGAGTTAAAATTAGATTGCTATTATTTATATATTAGTAGCGCTTGCGTCTACGGAAAGAATACAAACAATGAAACCAATATTTTTGACCACGATCCAAACGTAAATAACTACGGGTACGGATGGAGCAAAAGACTTGGGCATGTATGTCTTGAATCTCTAAATCTTGATAATAAAAGCAACGTAAAGTCTTGCTGTCTTGTCCCAACAAATATGTTCGGTCCTCACGATGAATTCAGTCCTAAGATGTCTCATGTGATTCCGAACCTAATCAGGCAAATGGTTTCCGGCGCTAATGAAATCACTGTCCTCGGCAACCCCCACAATGAAAGAGACTTCATGTATAGCGAAGACTTGTGCAATGTGATATCTAGTTGCCTCTCTAAAAAAATTACCGGAACTTTTAATGTATCTACTGGCTCTACTATAAGTATTTCAGAATTAGTTCATAAACTTGTTCGAGCTACTAACTATGAAGGAGATATTTGCATGAATCTGGAGAGGAAAGATAAAGCTGATATTAGATTTCTTGAAAATGACCAACTGAAAAATGCATTGGGCATAGATCAAAGTTTTTTTACTGATTTTGATGAAGCTTTAGATAAAACAGTTTCTTGGTATAAACAAACTCTAAATGACTAAAAAACAATTAATTCTTTGGTGGTGGATAATTTTTATGCTTGTCGTTGGAAACTGTATCTTAGCTGCTAGATATTTAACGTGATGCAAAAATCTTGGAAATTAAATGATAGTCAATTTACATTTTGGGATAGATTAAAAATATGTAAGTTTTTTTTATCTCCCAAGAATAAATGGACTCAAGGACCATATGTTAAAAAATATGAAGAAGCGTTTAAAAAGTACGTTGGAGCTAAGTATGCAATCATGTTTTCCAGCGGATCTACTGCGAACTTTTCTATAGCTCAATACCAAAAAAAGAAAAATAAAGATAGAAATGTAATTATCGTTCCTGCGGTTACTTGGGCTACCTCTGTCTCCCCTTGGATCGTCAATGGTTTTGAAGTGAAATATATAGACATTAACTTCAAAGATTTTTCTATAAATTTAGACCATTTAGAAACATATCTAAAAGAAAATCATGAGAAAGTTGCTTATGTGTTTGTTACTTCCTTAATTGGTTTTTGTCCGGATCTAAATAGACTTAGATCTACCCTATCTAAATATAAACTGAGCTTTGGATTAGATAATTGTGAGTCTGCGCTAAGCGGATATTATGATAAAAAATCTAGTAAAACTAAACACATATGCTCCTATGCGACTAGCTCTATATCAACATACTTCGGGCACCATACAACTTCCGTAGAAGGTGGATTTGTATTTACTGATTCTGAAGAGGAGTATCACTTTCATCTAATGAACAGGTCTCATGGGATGACTAGAAGTCTAGTCGAGTATGGCATAGACCCTTCTAAATACAGAAATTCTCTTGTTGACTCTAGTTTTGATTTTTTTACTTTGGGGTCTAATTTTAGAGCCTCGGACATTGAAGCGTTTATAGGCTTATTAGATTTTGATAAAATACGAGAAAATGTAGATACTCGAAAAAAACTTTATACTATATTTAAAGACGGTATTAAAAACTCTAAATACTTATTACCTAAAACCAAAAACTTATATGATGTCCCCTTTTGTTTACCTATTATATTTAGGAATGAAGCTAAAAAACTTTTAACTAAAGCTAAATACTATTGCGACCAAAATGGAATAGAATACAGGCAAATTATATCTGGCAACTTAACTAGGCAAACTGTCTTCCACGAACATGACCACTACAAATATAAAAATGCCGAATACTTACATAAATACGGAATGTATGTCGGGCTACATCAAAAAGTAAAAGAGAAGCAGTTAATAAATTTGATAAACTTCCTTAATTCACTATAATTTAAAAATGAAAAAAGTAATTATTACTGGCGTCACTGGGCAAGACGGTTCGAATATGGCTGACTACCTTCTAAATAACCACGACGATGTTCTGGTTTATGGTATGTCTAGGAGAGTGTCTGTCCCTAATGATAACAATATTAAGCATCTTTTAAGTAATGAAAGGTTTAAGCTTTTTCATGCTGATTTGACAGATTCTGTAAGCATTGATAATGCAGTAAAAAAATACCAACCAGATTTTTTCTTCAACTTCGCTGCTAATTCATATGTTGGTTGCAGCTGGAGCAGCCCAATACATGTTTGGGAGACAAATACCACGGGCCTACTTAGATGTTTAGAGGCGGTTAGAAATTACGCGCCAAATTGCAGGCTTTACAGCGCTGGCAGTTCTGAAGAAATGGGAGACGTAGACTACTCACCCCAAGATCTTAAACATCCAATCAAACCAAGAAGTCCTTACGGAGCTTCAAAAGCTGCTTGTAGGCACTTAACAAAAGTATACAGAGAGTCTTATGGTATATTTGCTATTCATAGTATTCTCTTTAATCACGAAGGAGTTAGGAGAGGGGAAGAATTTGTAACTAGGAAAATCACTAAAGCTGTAGCCAGAATAAAACAAGCCATAGATGAAGGCTCTCCATTCGAAACGCTTAAATTAGGCAATATTGACTCTAGAAGAGATTGGTCTGACTCCGAAGACTTTGTCAAAGGCGTTTGGCTAATGATGCAACAAGATGAACCGAAAGAGTATGTCCTTGCTAGCGGAGAGACTCACTCTATAAGAGATTTTGTTTCAGCGGCTTTTAGCGCAGCAGAAATCCCCGGGCTTTGGAGCGGAGAAGGCATGGACGCTAAATTTAGAATTTTTCAAGAAAACACTATTTTAGCTGAAATCAGCGAAGAGTTTTACCGGCCAGCGGAAGTGGAGCTTCTTTTAGGAGACCCAACTGACGCCAAAAAAGAATTAGGCTGGAAGCCTGAGGTACCCTTTCCGAAGCTAGTGGAAAAAATGGTAAAGAATGACCTCAAAGAAGTCAGGGAAGAAGCCGCTCTAAAAAAACTTCAAAATTGATATTGACTTCTACTCTGGTTGGGCTAAATTACTAGCCCGTTGAGCAAATACTCTCACAAAGATTGTCAATTTTTGGTCTCCAGTTTCGTAGACCCTAAAAGCCTAAAACCTGCTAAAAGTAAGGAGGTGCAGGTTTTTTGGCGCGCTCAAATATCTTTTGCAAAGAAAATTCTAGACAAGAACCCTGACATGGGTTTCTGGAGCTTTTTAAAAGGGGAAGCTCAAAAAGACAAGTATTTAAGCTCTTTGTTGTGGTTCTTATCGGATAAAGGCATGGCTTTCCTTGAAAATAAAAAAAGGGAATACAAGACTTTTCTATTTGACTTCCCGCAGCCTAAAAAGTATCTTCTTGAGCAAGACAAATTAGGCGAAAGCCTAGAACCTCCTCTGCGCTCCAAAAGGAAGTCGATATTTGATTTTTTAAAACATCATGGGAAGAAAACCTAAAAACTCATCCGCTAAAACTTCAGTCAGCCCTGAAGACATTCTGATTTCTTATCTTAAAGAAAAAGAAGAAGAGCACTACAACTTTGAGCCAGAAATAAACTACAAAGTTTCTACTGGTAGCTTGCTCCTCGATATTGAGACAGGGGGAGGCTTAGGCCCGGGACTCCATAGATTTTGCGGCATTAATGAAGGAGGCAAGACTTCTCAGTCTCTAGAGGTGATGAGCAACTTCCTAACCTCTGTCCCAAACTCAAGAGCAGTCCTTTTTAAAGCGGAGGGCAGGCTGTCTCCAGAAATGAAAAATAGAACTGGAATTGATTTTTGTACAGATGCCTCAGAGTGGCAAGACGGAAAGTGTTTTGTATTTGAATCAAATATCTACGAAACCGTTTTTGACCTAATGAAGAAGCTCATCCAGAACAGTAAAGGCACAGAAACTAAATATCTTTTCGTGCTTGATTCTGTCGATGGGCTGCAAACAAAAGGCGACTCCGAAAAAGCTTTGGAAGATGCCAACAAGGTTGCCAGCGGAGCTACAATTAGTTCTGTGTTTATGAAAAAGGTGGCTACGGCTTTAAACAAGAGAGGCCACATGGCTATATTTATTAGCCAAGTTCGAGCAGACATTCAGCTTGACCCGTATTCTAAAGCTCCGATGAGAACAACATCTGCAACAGGGGGTAATGCTCTACTTCATTTTGCTAATTGGATTTTGGAATTCCAAAGGCCAGTTAAAAAAGATTTAATCTTAGAAGATGATAAACTTCCACCTGATGTAAAAAAGAATAAAATTTTAGGTCACTGGGCTAAAGTCCAAGTTAAAAAATCTCCTAATGAAAAAACAAACTACATTTTAACTTACCCAGTACAATATGGCAGGGTGGGCAAAAGTAGTATATGGTCTGAAAAAGAGATTGTAGAACAGTTGATCGCATGGGAATTTGTATCTAAAAGTGGGGCTTGGCTAACTGTTTCGTCTGATTTGATTGATGAGCTAAAAAGAGCCGAAATTGAAATACCCGAAAAAATACACGGGGAGCCAAAGTTCTTTGCCTTGCTAGAGGAAAATGTTCAACTTACTGAATTTCTAAAAAACAAATTTAAAGACCTACTCGCCTCCTTAAACGATTTATCCGCATAATAAATGAGGCTCTACAATATCAATGGTAAGTTAGTAAATAAAAACGTTACTAAATATCGCGTTGATTGGCAGGGCAAGTCTGCGTCCAAAATTCAATTCAGAGTTAAACAATTCTTTGAAACATATTGGAAATACCACATTGTCTACGAGGAGTTTCCAGTATACGGCACCAGACTAAGAGTTGATTTAATAAATTTTACTAAAAAAATAGCAGTAGAGGTTCACGGTAACCAACATTTTAATTTTAATAAATTCTTTCATGGTAATTCTAGAGCTAAATACTTACAATCTATGAAAAGAGATTGGCAAAAAGCTGAATGGCTAGAGTCAAATGATATAAATTTAGTTGAGATTGAAGAGAAAGACATAGAAAATCTATCGGCAGATTTTTTAGAACAAAATTTCGGTGTGTTTATAGTGTAATTATATGAGTATGAGTAAAGAGAACTTTAAATTTCCTAGGAGTTTGCTTCAGCAGATCAATGAGTGCTCTAATGGGGGGTTCATATTGTTCAATTTTAACTCAACAGGAAATCCAGAAGTATATTTTCATTCTGACTCAGATCTTCATACAATTGCATTGCTTTCTCACTCCGAGAATTACGTACAAGCAGCTAAGGCTAGTCATCAACAAATATGTTTAGATTCTATTGAAGCCTCTGAAATTATGGGCGATATAGAAGATTTTGATGATGATGACGACGTGGAATCTTGGCAAAAAGATAATGAAGATCCAGAAGAATAAATAATGCAAGAAATATACTCCCTTCCTATCGAGCGGCTAGTTCTGAGCGGCTTGATGAAGTTCCCTAATCTCTTTTCTGAACTTGACCAAGTAATTACAGAAAGCGATTTCTTTGAGCCTAAAAATTATGTGATATACAATGTCATACGAGATTTACGTATTAAAGACGAGAAAGTCGACAAAGTAATCGTAGCTCATCAAATTCATAACATAGGCATTTCTTTTATAGGGGACATCGACATACATAACTATGTTGATAATATCAGTTATATAAATACGACTGAAGAAGCTTCGATGAACGCGGCTCGAGAGCTAGTCAAACTTAGGATTAGAAGAGAGATAATTCAATCAGCCCTAAATCTTAAAGACTTCGTCGAGAAAAATGGCGATAAACAAATAGATCAAATCATTGCCGAAGCCGACAGAATTTACAATGACAATATATCTCTCTACGATGTTGAAGATGCTCCCAAAAATCTTTTTGAGGATATGCAGGAAATCGTAGAGGAGCTTGGGGAAAACCCTAATAATGAAACAGGCTTGCTTACCCCATATAGAACTTTTAATACTATGTTCGGAGGGCTTAGGGGAGCTAACCTTTATGCGATAGCTTCTCGTCCGGGGCAAGGTAAAACTACTTTTCTAAACGATGTAGCCTATAAGACAATGCTCAGGAATCAAACACCGTGTTTGATGTTAGATACAGAAATGAGTACGCTAGAAATACAATTAAGAATGGTTTCTAGTATGACTAATGTTCCTTTATGGTACATCGAAACAGGAAACTGGAGGAGAAACGCGGAGATGGTTGCCTCTGTTAGAAATGCTTGGAAGAATATAAAAGATTTTCCTTACTATCACAAACACGTCGCAAATAAAAACATAGACCAAATAACTTCTATTATAAGAAGATGGCATCTGTCAAAAGTTGGTAGAGATCAAAAAAGTTTGATCTGCTATGATTACGTCAAATTAACTGGCGAAAAAATGGGGCAGAACTGGGCAGAGCATCAAGCTATTAGCGATAAGGTTGATAAACTTAAAAGAGTATCAGAAGAAACTAAAGCTCCGATATTCACCGCTGTTCAGTTAAATCGATCTGGAGAAAATCAAGGCAGAAGGGGCGCTGATGTCACAGATGATAGTTCAGCTATATCTCTTTCTGATCGACTTCAGTGGTTTGCTAGTTTTGTAGCGATTTTCAGAAGGAAAACTCAAGACGAAATAGCCGAAGATACAACTATGTACGGCACTCATAAATTAGTTCCTCTCAAGACCAGATATCAGGGCCGGAATGCTACTGGGCACCAAGACCTAGTAAGAAGAAGGAATGAAGACGGTTCTCCCGGCCACTGGGCTGTAAATTTCTTAAATTTTAATGTAGAAAACTTTGCGGTTAGCGATAGGGGATCTTTGAGGGATATTGTGGAGAGCAACATTCCAGAAGACTTTGAACAAGCAGAGACAACACCCGACAACGAAGTAGAGGAACTTTTAGCTTAAGATGCAAGACTTGGAAAACATTTTAGTCGAAATGGGGTATGACCTCCTAGACAGGGGGAACGAGTTCAGAACCTCCGCCTTATATAGAGGAGGCGACAATAACACATCTGTTTGTATAAGCAAAGAAGATGGTAGATGGTATGACTTCAAAGAAAGGATTGGAGGTAGATTTGAAGAGTTAGTTAAACTTACTTTAAAAAAAGACCCTGAGGAAGTTGAAAAGATTCTAGCAAATAAAAATTTATCTGCCCCAATTTCTACAATCAAATCCTCTAGCAAAGAAGCAAAAACTAAAATTTTTAAAAAAGAGCAGCTAGAACATCTAGTAAAAGATCATTCTTACTGGACTGACCATAGAGGCATAAGATTGGATACTATTACTAAATTTCAAGGCGGTCTAGCTTTGAATGGGAAAATGAAAAACCGTTATGTATTTCCCGTATTTAATAAACATAAACAACTAATAGGCGTATCTGGAAGAGTAGTATCGAACTCCGACACTAGAAGCAAGTGGAAGCATATTGGAGTAAAATCGAATTGGATATATCCCTTGCAATATAATCACGATATAATTATAAAACAAAAAAAAGTTATATTGATTGAGAGTATTGGAGATATGCTATCTCTTTGGAATGCAGGAGTTAAAAACACTATAGTCTTGTTTGGTTTAGATTGTAGTATTTCTGTTCTTAATACTTTAATAAAATTAAACCCTAACGATATTAAGATATCTCTTAATAATGACCAAGGTAATAATCGTGCGGGCAATGAAGCTGCTTTCAAACTTAAAAAGAAGCTCAATAAATATTTCAACGATAATCAGTCCAGAGTATGTTTACCCACAAAGCCATTTAATGATTTTGGAGAGATGACTACTAGGGAAATCACAGAATGGTCTAAAATTTAAAATGTCAGAAAAAAAAGAAAAAAGACTTTCGGCTTCTAGGATTAAAACCCTTCAAAGCTGTTCTTGGCTCTACTGGTCTAAGTATCACCTGAAGCTACCAGACAAAGCTAATACTGGCGCTTTGAGAGGAACCATATGCCACTTGGTTTTAGAAATGATTATTAACAAGATGAGGAAAAAGCACTATGATGAAATGGTGCTTGCGGGCACTATTAAGGCTTGCCCATCTGTCTACAGGCTTGTTAAAAAACACGCTAAAGCTTTGGGTGAAAAACATGGATTCGATTTACTAGATGCTGAGCACATGGACCTGATGGATAAGATGATAATTAATGCGTTTAATTATGATTTTTTTGGTGAAGGCCACATCAGCATAGAAGGTGAGGAAGAATTCCTACTTGAGAATGAAGACCCTAAATACAAAGTTACGGGTTTTATCGACAAAGCAATTAGGTTTAAAAATAATAAATTTAAGATTGTTGATTATAAAAGTTCTAAAAGTAAGTTCTCTGATAAAGAACTAGAAACGAATCTTCAAGCGATGATTTATTCGCTTGCTAATAAAAAGAAAAACAAAAAAGCTAAAAGCTTGGTTGAGTTCCTTTTCTTAAAATTTGCTCGGGCTGCGTCTCAAACTGTAGAATTTTCAGACGACGAACTCGAGGGATTTGAATACTACCTCGCCCAAGTCTACGAGTTGATCAATAACTTCTCTGAGCAAGAAGCTAAAGGTAACTACGCTGCAAACCAACCTCGGCCAGAAAGAGGTGAAGGCTTCAAAGGGCCAATCATGTGTGGTTTCGCTAAATACCCGGGCCAGCTTAAAAAAGATGGTAATCCGATGTGGCACTGCGCTTACAAGTTTGGTTTTGAATATTTCGCCTTGACAGACGATAAAACGGGTGATATTTTGAAGTCTGCTTTTGAACTATCAGATTTGCCTGCCGCAGAAGAAGGGCAGTCTATAGAAAAGCGCGAGTACGATGGTTGTCCTTGTCATACTCAAAAGAACACCGGCGGAGATGCCTTAGATTTCTTTGATTGATGTTACCACTTTTTAAGTCTCATTACAGCTTAGGCAGGAGTATCTTAACTCTTGAAGATAAAGACGAGCTTAGTTCAAATGAACCAGACTCTATCGTCACTATATGTCTAAAGCACAAAATCAAAAGGCCTATTTTAGTTGAAGATAGTATGGGTGGTTTTTTGGAAGCCTATACTAATTTCACTAAACATAAAATTAATTTCATCTACGGCCTCAGGATAACGGTTTGCGACTCAATCTCCAAAAAAGACGAAGAGTCTAGATCGTCTGAATCTAAGTTCATTGTATTCATGAAAAATTCTTCTGGTTACGAAAAGCTAATTAAGCTTTACTCCGACGCCGCAAAAGAAGGTTTTTACTACTACCCTAGGACAGATTACAAAAGCTTGGAAGATGTTTGGACAGAGGATTTACAGCTTTGTGTTCCATTCTACGATTCTTTTATCTATAATAATAGTTTCTGTAATAATACTTGTGTGCCTAAAATTAATTTCACTAAATTAACTTACTTTGAAGAAAACAATAATTTAATTTCAGATTCTCTTATAAAAAATAAATTAAGCAACCTTAAAGTAAAAACAGAAAAAGCTAAAAGTATCTACTATTATAAAAACTCTGATTTTAAATCTTACCTTACTTTTCGCTGCATCAACAAAAGAACTACTTTAGATAAACCAGAACTGACGTACATGAGCTCCGACAGGTTTTCATTTGAGTCTTGGGATAAACAAAAAGATGGATGAACATTTATTAAGATTCCAGAATAAAAAGAATGTCTTCATTGATATGGAGACTTTCAATTTATGCTTAAATTTTCAACACAATCGGCCTTGGCAAACTGCCATGCTTAAAGTTGAGAATGATAAGATCGTAGATAGAAGAGACATTTATGTGGATTGGTGGAAAGAAACCAATTTAGATATAAGTGATGATGCTGCCAGAATAACTAAATTCAATAGAAAAAAAGTTATGTCCAAAGCTATTGATTCCTCAGAAGCCTTCCCACTTATGAGTGAATGGCTTGACGAGGCTGATCACATAATTGGTCATAACATTCTAGGATTCGATGTTCATTTAATCAAAGAATGGTATACCCTAGAGTCGAAAAGCTGGGAGCACCTCGTAGGTAAGTTCATAGATACTAATTGTATTGCTAAAGCTTATAAAATGCAAGAAACTCCCTCAGAGGGAGAGCCCTTAATAGATTTTCAGCACAGAATGTATTACAAAAGAAAGAAGGGCGTTAAAACTAATCAAACAGCTCTTGGCAAAGAATTCAAGATAGACGTAGATTACAATAACTTGCATGATGCTATGAATGACTTAGAACTTAACTTGCAAATTTGGAATCAACTTAAATGGAGGATAGAAATTTGAAACTTGCGGAATTTAAAAAAATAGACTTACCCCTCCATGGAGTTAGGCTTCCTTCTTTCCAAGTAGAGAAAAAGTATTTAGATAGCCTGTCTTTAAATGAGAAGAAAATTTCTAACTTCGATTTTTTAAAACAGCTTTGCTACAAAGGCTATGAGGAAAAATTAAAAAGAGGTGAAATCTCTGCTGAGAAGTCCGAGGAATACGTTGAAAGAACTTCATATGAGTTAGATACTCTAAATGAGTTGGGTTTCACAGATTACATATTGCTTATTTGGGATGTAATAAATTTCTGTAAAGAAGAAGATGTCCCGACTGGTCTTGGGCGTGGCTCTGCTGCTGGAAGTATAGTTCTATATTTGATTGGAGTCACAGGTTTAGATCCTATCAAGTATGATTTATTCTTTGAAAGATTTGTATCTAAAATTCGCGCTAAAAAACAAATAGTAGACGGAATCACATATCTAGACGGTTCTTTAATGTGTGATGTAGACATTGATATTTGTTACTACAAAAGATCAAAAGTTCTACAATATCTAAATGATAAATTTACAGGCAAAACATCTAAAATCTTAACCCTCAACACTTTGAGCGGTAAGTTATTGATGAAAGAGTGCGGTAAAATCGTGGGATCTAAAACGGAATCAGAAATGAACTCCGTTTCAAGCATGATCCCCAAAGTCTTCGGAATCGTAAAAGACATTGAAGAAGCTTACGAGGAAGTGGATAACTTTAGAGAATGGTGCGAAGAAAATGAAGATTCTTATCGCGTAGCTCTTAAGCTCAGAAACTTAATCAAAAATAAAGGTGTCCATGCTTCAGGTATGTTACTGTCTTATTCCGACATGGAAACTAGCTGCCCAACAGAGCTCTCCTCAGACAAGTCAGTAGTATCGTCTTACGATATGAATTGGGTGCAGCTTTTCAATGTTAAGCTTGATGCTTTGGGACTCAGGAGCGTTTCTGTTGTTGACGACATATGCAAACAAGTTGGCATTTCAATTTACGACATAGACTTCACGAAACCGGAAATATATCAAAACTTCCAAGACCTAAAGTGCAGACATGGGTTATTTCAGATCGAAGCTGACACAAACTATAAAGTTTGCACCAAGGTAAAGCCTAAGAATCTCGAAGAGCTTAGCGCTGTTCTTGCTTTGGCTCGTCCCGGAGCATTAGCTTTTGTTGATCAGTATTCTACTTTCACAAATACAGGAGTTAGCCAAACCATTCATCCATTTTTTGAGGACATATTATCTTCCACAGGAGGAGTCTGTCTCTACCAAGAGCAGATGATGAAGATGGCTCATAAAATTGGCTTCACTCTCGACGAAGCGGAAATCCTAAGAAGAATTGTAGGCAAAAAGAAAATCAAAGAAGTCCGAGAATGGAAAAAGAAAATCTCTCAAAAAATCAAAGATAATAATTTAGATACTGAGATTGGAGAGGTCCTTTGGAAAATTCTAGAGGATTCAGCTAATTACTCATTTAATAAATCTCACTCAATATCTTATGCCGCGCTTTGTGCAATAACGACTTATCTCAAGTTTAAATACCCTCAACAGTTCTTTTTAGCTCTGTTGAAAATGACGCGATTTGAGCCTGACCCCATTGCGGAAATAACTAAAATTCAAAAAGAGCTGGATCAATTTAATATCAAACTTCTTCGCCCTCATCTAATAAAATCCAAAATGGATTTTTCTATCGAAGGTGAAAATATCAGATTCGGCTTACTTTCTATAAAGGGTATATCTGATAAATCAATAGAGAAGCTCAACGACTTTAGAACAGAATCAACCAACAAGTTTGAGATATTCCAATCTGCTGGCGATTGCGGTATTGGCTTGGGTATCCTAAGCTGCCTAATTCAAGCTGGGGCTTTAGACGGATTTAAGAACTCTAGGACTAGAACGGTTCTCGAAGCTCAAATATGGAGTATCCTTACTCAAAGAGAAAAGAACTGGTGCCACAAAATAAAAGAAGATTTCGATTACGATTTAATTAAGATCCTAAAACACCTCAAAGTCCACAAAGATGAAAAGGCTAAAGTAGTAATAAAAGAATCTAGATTTGAAACAATTCTTAAAAAACAAAAGCCTTACCAAGAAATCTACTTACAAAATAGAAAAAATGAAGATTTCGCAAATTGGTATTATGAGAATACTCTTTTAGGATATACTTACGGTAGGACTCTCAAAGACATATTCAAAACGAAAGATCCAGTGGTAATGAATATCAAAGAAGCTCAATCCCAAGCTTCAAATGCTGGCGTTAAGATTGTCGCAACTGTTACCGAGAGTAGGGTAAGTAAATCGAAAAATGGCAATGATTATCTAGCTGTCAATCTGAGCGATGAGACAGGCGAAATTCGAGCTATGATATTCAATGACAAAATCCAAACCGGATGCCGCGATTTAAACAATGACAATCTACCCGAAAAAAATTCAATAGTCGTAGTAAAAGGAATCATAAAAGACGAAGAATGTATTTTCGCTGATTTTATCGTTATTCAGAACTGGAATATCTATATGAAATTAGCAGACATAAAATCTTGAATTTTTATTTGACTTTATCAACCTCAGTGATATATTCCCAACATGGTAAGTTTTTACAAGCCCAATAAAAAGAACTCTGGTGCAGCTTGCTCGTTTACTTGGAACGACAAAGAAGGGTCTGTATTCATCTCAATGATTAAGCAACATTCTTGGAACGAGAAGACTAGGAATGGCTCATTCAAAGAAAACTACAATAACCCTAAAGCAAAGCTGTACATCAAGCTCACTCCGACCGAAGTAGCTGATATTATTAACTCAGTCGAAAGGCGTTGCGAATGCTCTGGTTATCACTCTTCCCCAAACCAAATAGTGAAGTTCAGCTTCAAGCCGGGTTTCACAAATGACAATGAATTCCGAGGACTTAGTTTTTCAGCAATGAAAGAGTCCAAGGATGACTCCACGGACAAAATCCAAATTCTAGTAGGATTTAACGCCGCTGACCTAGTTATGCTACGCGAGTTCCTCCGTGCTTGCCTAGCTAAACATTTCGAAAAATTGATTAAAGAAAATTTAGAGAAATTAGCCGCTAGGTCTAATAATGGTTCTGAGAATACAAACTCTAACACAAGCAGCCCTAAACAAGCCAGCGTGTCAGAAAGCTCAGAAACATATGACAACAGCGACGATGAAGAAATCTGGTGATAAAATAAAACTTCTATATCACTCAGATTCATCTGTGGTAAAAACGGGCTTTGGCAGACACGCCAAAGCCCTGTTATCTTATCTATACAACACAGGTAAATATGATATAGTTCAGGTATGTTGCTCTTCTATAATGGGCGACCCGGCGCTCCAGTCCACCCCTTGGAAATCAATCGGAGCTGTTACAAGCGATCAAGAAAAGCTAGCTAAGATAAACAAAAATCCGGAAAAAGCCAGAATGGCTGGTTACGGTAAAAGCACTCTTGACGATATTATCTCTCAAGAAAGACCTGATGTATATTTTGGAGTTCAGGATATTTGGGGTATAGATTTTTCTGTCCAAAAAGAATGGTTTAGGAAAATACCTTCCGTCCTTTGGACTACATTGGATTCTTTACCTATCTTACCTACCGCTTTAAAAGCTAGCAAGTCTTCTAAAAACTTTTGGGTTTGGAGTAACTTCGCTGAAAAAGAAATGAAGAGGCTAGGACATGACCATGTCTCTACTGTTCATGGCTGCTTTGATACTAAACAGTTTTTTAAAATTGAGCCAGAACACAGGCAAAAAATACGTCAAACTTTTCATATAGAAGAAGAAGCTTTTGTCATAGGTTTTGTTTTTAGAAACCAACTTAGAAAATCTGTCCCTAATCTTATCGAAGGGTATAGTAAATTTAGAAAAAGAGTAAACGGCAAAAAGCCAACTTACCTTTTATTGCATACTCATTTTTCTGAAGGCTGGAACATACCAGAGCTTACAAAGGAATACGGAATTGACCCGAAAGAAATACTTACCACTTATGTTTGCGGTAATTGTGGTAATTTTGTAATAAACCCATTTTCTGGTCAAAATAAAGATTGCCCTTACTGCAAAGCTGAAAAGAAACTCGTTACAACAAATGTTGGCCAAGGCGTTTCTGAAGACGCTTTGAATTTAGTTTACAATGTCATGGATGTATACTGTCACCCCTTTACCAGTGGTGGTCAGGAAATGCCAATCCAAGAAGCTAAATTAACGGAACTCATAACTTTAGTGACCGAGTATAGCTGTGGTGAGGAGATGTGCGAGCCTGAGGCTGCTTCCTTGCCTTTAGCTTGGTTCGAGTATAGGGAACATGGCACTCAGTTCAAAAAAGCCTCTACAGACCCAAATTCTATCGAACAACAGCTAGTTAAGGTTTTTAACATGACGCCTGAAGAAAGGGCGGAAATGGGCAAAAAAGCAAGACAGTGGGTAGTAGATAATTTTTCCATAGAATCAGTTGGGGGTAAAGTAGAAGAGTTCTTAGATAAGCAGGCTAAGACTGACTACTCTTTTGATTTTAAGAGGGAAAGAAATGCTAATCCTCACGCGCTAGTTCCGATTGCGGAAACTGATTCTGAGTGGCTTTCTAACTTGTATAAATATATTTTAGACAGAGAAGTTGACCCCTCATATGAAGGCCATCAATATTGGATGTCCCAATTAAATAATAAAGTCCCTAAAAAGGATGTAGAAAATTATTTTCGCAAAACTGCTATAGAAACTTTACAAGAAAACGCTAAAAATAAAAAGTTATCTTTTGAAGATCTATTGGATAAAGATGATGAAGGCCAACGTATTGCTTTCGTTTTGCCTAGAGGAGCGCAAGAAATTTTCTTATCTACTTCTGTAATCAGTTCTATTAAAAAAATATATCCAGACTATAATATATATTACGTCTGTGATCCAAAGTATTTTGATATTCTTGATGGGAATTCAAACATTCATAAAACTATTCCATATATAGCGGACATGAATCCAAGGAGTCTTGAGGGCTTCCTACATCACAAAGGTTTTTTTGAAATAGCTTTCTTCCCGGGAGATAGTATTCTCGAAAAAATGAACTATACTCACAACGATAAAGATATTATTGATTTACCTCTATGCACTTAGTAGAAAATTTAGCGCTGAATTGTGGCTGTAAAATAGGAAAACCTGAGATACAGCAAGTATTTTCTTCCCTCCCTTTCACTGATTATATTACGATTGATAATGGAGATGAAGTAAAAGAGAAATCTTATCTGTTTTTCAATTGTGTTCTGAGGCTGATTAAACCAATTCTCTCCCAGCATGGAATTAAAATAGTTCAAGTTTCTAAGCTTAAAAACGATAATATCTGCCCCGGAGTAGATTTTGATGCTTCTCATACTTCTTTTAGGCAAAAAGCTTATTTAATTTCTCATTCTAAGCTGCACGTAACAGTTGATTCCTTTTCCGCTCAGATAGCCGGAATGTACGATAAAAAAATTGTATTCCTGCCTTCCGTACTATTTAAAGGTAATAGCAAGCCTTTCTTTGGTGGTTCTAAAAATCTTAGAGTTGTAGAGCCATCTATAGATTTTAAACCTTCTCTATTCTCTCCCGAGGTTGTTAAGAGAGTAGACCAAATTAAGCCTGAGGAAGTCGCTCAGAACGTTTTAAGTCTTTTGAATATTGATTTCCCTTTCCCGTATGAAACTATCCTTCTGGGAAATGGATTAGTTAAAACTTCTGTAGAGTGTATCCCTAATACTTATTTCCAAATAGCTTCGGATGAAATTGTTCATATCAGATTAGATTATCTTTATAATGAACAAAACTTACTCTCTCTTCTAAATTTAAATACTTGTCATATTATTACTAATAAGATAATACCAACAAACATACTACAGACATTTAAAAGCAAGATATCCAAAATAACTTATATTATCGACTCTAATCACGACCCTAAGTTTATTGATGCGATTAAAAAAATAGGAATTAAATTTAGTCTTGTAACTTATGATAAAGAAAAACTAAATGATTATAAATTCAGTTACATGGATTTTGGAGTTGTTGATTTAAAGGCAAAATATACTTTTAACGATTTAAAAAAATCAGACAATAATAAAGATCTGAATATAGAAGACCTATATTACATCTCTAATAAAATTTATCAATCGGATGGAAAAACATATCCGGGGTTTTTAGGAAGCATTCAAGATCTAGATCCAATTTCTTTAGCTCGGCAATATCCTGAAGACCCAGTAAAGCAAATGGTTTTCAAAGCCGAAGATAATGACTTCTTTTGGAGAGATATCGAAAGTTACTGGCTGTTAAAAAAGACGACTTGACATTGCGTCTTATTGTGCTAATTTAAACCGATGGCAGCGAAGAAAAAAGAACAGTCGTGTGTCCCACCTAATGGGTCTGAGTTCGGTCAAAGAAATGACTACGGTTTAATTTGTTCTGGCGATATCGAATACCATTACAATCCTGATGGATTGATAAACTGGCGTAAGATGGTCAGAGAAGAGTTCTTAGTTCCCAACAAGCAAAAGACAAAAGAAACAGATATCTCTAAACTCGAAGATAAAGACCTACTTATTCTTCTCGGCGGCATTAAAGAGTTAGCTCAGATAAGAGGGTTCACTTCAGTTAATTATGATGTTTCTTCCCCTTCTTCTGATTATGTAGTTGCGACTTGCACCATCAACTGGATCGGTAACTATGAGACAGGCGGCGATCCTATTTCTTTTGCTGCTATAGGTGACGCTAGTCCTGCTAATACTACTAGCTTCGCAAGTAAGTATCTTGGCCCGATAGCTGAAAACAGATCTTTCGTTAGGTGCGTAAGAAATTTCCTAAAGATTAATGTCGTAGCCTCAGATGAAATCTGTATTGGTAGTCCAGCGGTTGAGTCAACCGTTGTTTCAGCAGACATGAGTGACCCTGTTTCGCTTCTTGCGAAAGTTATGAATGCTAAGAAGGTGACTTTTGAAGCTTTGAAATCAAAGCTTGCTAAAGAGGGTTACGCTAATGCAGAAAACATCCAATCATTGAAAGACATACCGGGGCCAAAGATTTTTGAGCTTCTTAAAAGGCTGCAAAATAAAAAATAGTATCTCCCCTAGAAAGAGATATTGTTCTTCTAGTCTAGTCATTTATTAAAATTATTAAGCGTAAGTCTCTGATATAGACGGGAAGGTATTTCCTTGCTGCTCAGGATCTCCATAAGTATTGCTATCCCATACAATTGCATCTACTCCAGTATAGAGTGGGACTCTCCTCATGTTTATAACCATCGCGGATTTTCCACTTATCCCTGTCGGGAACATAGCTAATTGAGTATCATCATGCTTCACTTTACTTAGCAATTTTATTCCTGTGTACACGTCTTGATCTTCTGCTTCATGCTGATCTCTAAGAGTATTTAGAACTGGATCAACCCCATCGAAATATAAAGTGAACGCCATGTGATTGCCTGACGCACCATTTTGACTATACAGGACTAACGTAAACTCTTGTCCTTGTTGTAAATGGGTTATGTTTACATTAAATGTCCTTCCTATCGTAACTTCATTAGATAATCTTATTGTATAAATATTCCTTTGCCTGCTATCGATTTCGAAAGATTCATAGTCTGGATCTTTTTGATCGGG